GTCCACGATTCACGCAGCCAAGGGCGGCGAGGCGGACAACGTGCTCCTGATGGCGGATCTGACCACCAAATTCGCAAAAGAATACGATCGCAACGCGGACGACGTGAACCGGCTGCTGTATGTGGGCATCACCCGCGCCAAACAGACCCTGCACATCGTGCTCCCGAAGGATGAGCGAAAAGGATTTCGGCTGTGACCAAACGCGACTTTAATACCCTATCTCTCTTTCCGCGACAGTCGGAGTGGATCCCTCCACAGTCTTTCCCCAACCTATCCACAGCCACGGAGATTGCAATTGACCTCGAAACCTGCGACCCCAACATGGAATCCATGGGCCCAGGCTGGCCTCGTCGTGACGGCTACATTGTTGGGTACGCTGTTGCCGTTGACGGATGGGCAGGCTATTTTCCTGTTGCTCATGGCGGCGGCGGTAACCTTGATCGTCGGATTGTGGAGCGATGGGTGGCCGATGTCCTTGCGACGCCGGCTGACAAAATCTGCCACAACGCCGCCTACGACATAGGCTGGCTTCGAGCATCGGGCTTCACGGTCAACGGCCGCATCATCGACACGATGCTCGCCGCGCCTCTGTTAGACGAGAACCGCTTCAGCTACGCGCTCAACAGCCTGGGCTTTGATTACCTCAAGGAGGTGAAGTCTGAGCAGGGGCTGAAGGAGGCCGCACAGGACTTTGGTGTGCATGCCAAAAAGGAGCTGTGGAAGCTGCCGGCCATGCACGTGGGCGAGTACGCCGAGCAGGACGCAGCGCTCACGCTCAAGCTCTGGCATCACCTCAAGTCCCTCCTTCGCTCTGAGGACGTCGAATCCATCTTCAACCTAGAGACGGAACTGCTGCCCATCCTCATTGACGTTACCTATCGAGGCATCCGTTTCGATCACACAAAATGTGACCGCCTTGTCCACAATCTGCGGCAACAAGAAAAACAGATCCTGCAAACGCTCAAAGAGCAGGCCGGAGAGCAGGTCGATATCTGGGCGGCGGCAAGCATTGCCAAGGCGTTTGACAGACTGGGCATCGAATACCCGCGCACGGCTCAAGGGGCACCAAGCTTCACCAAGAGCTTTTTGGACAGTCACGACCATCCGATGGCCAAGATGATCGTGGAGGCGCGAGAACTGAACAAGACCCACGGCACGTTCTTGACACCTTACCTGGAGCACGCTCGACGCGACGGCCGCATCCACACGCACTTTAATCAGATGCGAAACGAGGACGGTGGCACGGTCACCGGCCGCCTGTCGGCTGCCAACCCCAACCTCCAGCAGGTTCCGAGTCGGCACGAGATCATCGGCCCGATGGTGCGCAGTCTATTCCTGCCGGAGGAGGACCAGATCTGGGCGGCAAATGACTTCTCCTCACAGGAGCCGAGGCTGCTGGTGCACTACGCCACCTTACTCGGTCTTCCCGGCGCTGAGAAGATGGCCGATGCCTATCGCTCCGACCCCAATACCGACTTCCACCAAATGGTCGCGGACATGGCCGGCATCAAACGCAAGGCCGCCAAGACCATCGGCCTGGGGCTTATGTACGGCATGGGTAAGCAAAAGCTTGCCAACAGCCTGGATCTGCCTTTGGAAGAGGCGAGCGAGCTCATCGCAACCTTCCACGCCAAAGTCCCTTTCCTGCGCGGTACGGTGGACGCGGTCATGCGCCGCATCGAGCACCCGGCCTCCGGTGGCGCGATCCGCACCCTGCTCGGCCGCAAGTGCCGCTTCCCGCTCTGGGAGCCCGTGCAGTACGGCGTGAACAAGGCGCTCCCGTACGAGCAGGCGATCATGGCCTACGGACAACGGATTAAGCGCGCCGGCACCTATAAGGGCCTCAATCGCCTCATCCAAGGCTCGGCAGCGGATCAGACCAAGGCTGCCATGGTCGCGCTTCACAAGGCGGGCTTTAAGCTTTTGCTCCAGGTCCACGACGAGCTGGCCGTGTCGGTCGGCTCACGGGACGAGGCCCGCGAAGCGGCGGACATCATGACCAAGGCGGTGAGCCTGGAAGTACCCTCACGCGTTGACGTGGAGACTGGACCTTCTTGGGGAGAGGCGGCATAATGGATGCTGGTTTCCGTTGTCTCCTTGTGGTGATGGTTGGGCCGGGATCACTTCCCGGCCCTTTTTCAGAAAGAAAGAAAGCTTGTGAAAAAGCGATATGTCATCAAGCAGCCCCCGATCCCGCCTAAGTACAAGCGCGGTCCACGGCCCCTTGAAATCGTTTACGTCCCACGAGAGGTCGTCAACGGCTATCGCGTCCCAGAAGACTGGGTGATTGAACATTGGATGAACCTCCCCAAGGAGGTTGAACCCAAGAAGTACAAATTCAAAGATCGTCTAGGAGCTAACGGATTGGACCACTTAAAGAAACCCCCCAAGCCGCCCAAGCCTAAAAAGCGCGGCCGCCCACGCAAGATTGGGCCAAAGAAAAAGTGGCGCGAGGACCCGTACCGCTTGTCACCGTCCACGCGCCCCGGCGCACGATGGCACACGGTCAGCGTTCCAGAGCTCGCCCACGCGCAGCTCAAAGAGATGTCTCTCTTTTACGAAATGCCGATCTCACAGGTCATATCCAAACTCGTCGACGAGGCGTTTGCAAGGGCCTCGGAAGAGTCCGCCCTCCTCGCACGCATTGAAGCCAACCGACAGAAGGAAAGTGCAGATGGAAAAGCTAACGAAGATGTACTACAAGACGGAGCTAAAGCTCCCCGTCGAACTCACTTTTGAGGTCTGGCCATCGCTGGAAATCAACGGTACGATGATGCCTCCGATGGTCGATATCACACGCGTCATGCTCACGGTCACCGGCCCGAGCGGCAAGCCCCGGACGATTGATATCACACAAGGCATCGACGACGACCTGCGCATACTCTTAGAAGATGAAATCATCGAGGCATACAGTGAAAATGAGTGACGAACTACGCTCTCTTGGCAGCCGCTATCCAGAGCACGCTGAGTTCCTGGCCGCCTGCGCCGACAAGCTCGAGGAGTCCCGGCAATGGAAGCTTGCGTGGACTCAATCAGAACTTCGCAATGAGGCCTTGACACGTGAATTGGAAGTGTTAAGATCCAAATCCTAGACGCAAGTCTTAGTCGCAACCAGAAAGGAGAACGCGATGTCCAAGAAGTCCGCCCCTGTCGAGCTACCTGCCGTCATATGGCCCTTTGCCACATGGGATGGTGAGCGGTTCGTCCCTCCGCTTGAGCGGCTCACGCCCGCGCAGCGCAAGGAGTTCCTTCGTTCCGAGAAAAAATCTTCCCGGACCCCGGACCTGTCCGACGTTCCAGAGGCGAGGTTCTGATCATGCTCGTCAAGAACCCGCAGACCGGCAAGATTGAAATCGTCCCGTCCCCGCGCGAGACCTTCTTCTACAACACGGGCAAGGTCCGCATTGGCATTCTCTATCAGCGCCCACCGCCGGCCATGTCGCGCGATGAGAGGATCATTCAACGCAGCCTTTTGCCCAAGCCCCGTAGGTCTTTATGGAACTTCCTGTGATCCCCAACAACGCCTGGGTGTGGATGAACATCGCGCCCGGCCAAGGTTCCTGCACTATACCCACCTCTCAGAAAGGAGAAACCATGTCCACCATCAGCGCCTTCCAAGTTCACGACGTCACCCACATCACCGTGGAACCCCAGAGCATCACTGAAAGCCAGTCCTACTGCTTTCGCCGCCTCATTGTCCACACCACCCACGGCGATATCGCCATCGAACTTTTCTCCAAGTTCATCGGCCGGGGCAGCGACGAAGAGCCCTCAATGCCCGTCCACATTTAATCGCCATGACCACGCGCATCGTCAAATGGGGCTGGATCATCCAGACATCCAATGCCGGAGTGGTCAAGACAGGCGACGACGACGCCTTGGTGCCCTACGGCATTTGGAAAACCAAGCGTGACGCCGAGACCTATCTCAAGTACTACGACCTGCTTGGCGGCAAACGCCTTCCAAGCCCCACCATCACCCGAGTCAAAATAACCATCGAGGAACTGCTGTGAACAAAAGACGCACCGCCCGACCCCGCCCCACCTTCGCAGAGCTGACGGAGAAGATACGCGCTCAAACGATACTGGAACTTGAACACCAGTGCGACGCTCTACTAGAGGCCGAACGCGGGCTTATCCGCGCGGAGTACGAGCACGCCTATGCCCTCCTTTCCAAGCACACCACCGCGCTGGAGCTTGAGAACGCCGAACTCCATCGCCGTCTTTCCAACCTTTCCGTTCGCCGGATCCTCTGGCAACGCATCAAGCGCTTCTTCTCGGGGAAAAACGATGTTTGATGAACTGCGCAACGTCCCACGGACCAAGGACTACGCCAAGCCCAACAAAGATCTTGACGACGCCATTAACAGGGTCCGACAGATCTATCCCAACCACTTCCTGCTGCCCGCAGACCTACACAAAAGGAACTTCTACGACGAGCCCGGCGATCCCAGCGTCCCCTTGCAGTCCTTCGTCGTGCCCGCCAAGCGCAAAGGCGGCGCGTGAAGCCGGACCACAGCTTCGTTGCTGAACAGGCCAAGCGTATGCAAGCACTGCTTCAACAACGAGCCGCCCTCGATCGCGACGACCTCGAGTACGTCGTCGATCGAGTCTCACGGCTCAAGGACCAGCGCCTGCAAGAGTGCGTGGCCGAGCTCGTTGGATGGGGCGACGATGAACGCGCCGAGCTTGAGACGTTCATCGCGATTGCGATCGAAGTCATGAAGCGCACGAATGTGAGCAAACTGCGTGAGTGCGCGCGGATCGTGGAACTTCGGTTCCTGGCCCGAGAACTACGGAACGAGGAACAAGGATGACCACCAACCAAGACGCCATCACGGACCCGACGCTGGTTTATCGGCCGATGGAGACCTGCCCCACAGGCCCGAAGGTGCTCCTGCTCAATCAAGCCGGCATTGCCAGCACAGGCTGGTGGGATGGCAAGGACACGTGGTTCGTGGGCTGGTATCCACTGCCCAAGATCCCACCGGAGATCCGCGCGTTGATTGAGCCCACCTACAAACCAAAGGAGACGACATGACGCGAGATGAAATCCTTTCACGGGCCGAGAACCACGGCGCGCTGACAGCAGGCTGGATCTTCAGTGCACAGGGCCTGGAGAAATACTGGCAAGAGGCCTTTGAGGCAGGCCGGACAGCAGAGCGCAAGGCCTGCGCTGCATTGACCGAGGACCTGGGGCAAGAGGGTTATGGCAGCCTCGTTATCGCAGCGGCGATCAGGAGGCGGAAATGATGTGCCCTGCATGTACGGCGGACGTGCGCCATCGAACCGTCAAGGGCGATTTCAGATACTACGCCTGCCAGTGCGGTGAACGGTGGAAGACGATGGAAATCATCATGGAGCGTGGTTTGAAGTACGAACCAAAAAAGCCAGGGCCTAAAGTAAAAGGAGAGACGAGATGACCAAGGACGACATCACCCGCATGGCTAGGGAAGCTGGATTCGTAGGCTTTGATGGAGACAACGGGTCACTGCGACGCTTCGCCGCCCTTGTCGCTGCAGCAGAGCGTGAGGCGTGTGCTGAGTTGTGTGAAGAAACAGAGCCCTTTTACGGGGTGATGTTTGCGAAAGCTATTCGCGAAAGGAGTGAGAAATGACCGACAACATCAAACCATTCTTGAAAGCAACGACCCCCGACAACGCCGACGCTATTGCAATGCTTGAGAAGTGGTTAGAGGAAGCTAAGGACGGGCAGATCGTCACGGTCGGTCTGGTCGGCAAACGAATTGGCGGTGAGTGGCAGACAGGTATGAGCAGCAGTCAAAACAGTCTTGAGGACGCTGCGATGCTGATCGAGTTGGGTATGCGGCGTCTTGGGTTTAAGCAGAGGTGAGAGATGAATAAACCAACAGGAGGCCCAGCGTTTCCAACGGGCACGGCTTATCAAGGCATGACTCTGCGTGATTACTTCGCGGCGAAGGCGATGCAGGCCCTGATTGAAAAGACTGAGGTGCTCATTCGAGCAGTTCTTGAGGATGGGACGCACCACGGAACGCCAGAAGAGCTGATGGCCAAGCACAAGGCGGGCATCTGTGAAAGCGCCTACACCTATGCCGACGCCATGCTGAAAGCGAGGGACCAATGAGCCCGCTGATCCAGGAGATGGTGAGCCTCGAACCCGAAGAGGCCATCAACTACCAGTGGTTCGACATGACCGCTGTCTACCGCCACGAGCAGCACATCAGTGGCGAGCTCCTGGAGCGGCCGCTGCCCTTCCCAAAGACCGCGCTGGTGTGCGGGTACGAGGGCAAGAAGGTGCTGATCCTGGCCAACCGTGTGGGCACGGTGACTGCGGTGGTGGGCTGGCAGTTCCACGGCAAGTCCTACCACCCGACCGTGCCGTTCACCTTCATCGTCACACCCGACGGTGTCAAGGTGCGGCACGAAGACGGCACCCAGTTCGACTACCGCACCAGTCCCGCCACCGGCGTGCTGGCCTTCATCTGCGCGTTCCTTGAGTCCTTGGACGTGGCCCCCGCCACGGGCTACACACCACTCAAGCGCGCGAACTGGGCCAAGAAAATCCGCCAGGGCAAGGTCCCGTCCTACGACTGGACCACGGTGGTGATCGAGCCGCGCAGACCACGGTCCGAGGACCAAGGTGGCACGCACGCGAGCCCACGCTGGCACGAGCGCCGTGGGCATTGGCGCACGCTCAAGTCTGGCAAGCAGGTGTGGGTGAAGAACTGCGAGGTCGGGGACAAAACGCGCGGCGCGGTGTTCCACGACTACAAGATCAACGAGAAGGCCTTTGCGCCGGAGACGATATGACCAACGAAGACATCATCCGCATGGCGAGAGAGGCGGGGCTTTACAGCGGGTCACCCCGCACACCGAGCACTGGCCGCATGATTGAGAAAAGGCTTGAACGCTTCGCCGCCCTTGTCGCCGCTCATACGCTTTCCAACATTGACCCAAGCAAGTTTATGTCCTATCAGGAGGCGTATGAGGCGGGGCAGTTTGCCGAGCGCGAGGCGTGTGCGAAGTTGTGTGAAAGCATCAATGACGGAACACCCTACAACCAAGCAGAAGAATGTGCCGCCGCCATCCGAGCAAGGGGGCAAGCATGACTGACCTGAACAAACAAATAACCAACATGCTCATGGAGAGCTACGACAGGGGCGTGGCCGACGCTCTGGCCGCAGCGGAAGAAGCAGTACAGAAGGTGGTTAACGCCGCAGTTGATGCAGAGCGAGAGGCGTGTGCTCAATTGGCCTTGCAGGGTACAGGAGAGGCTGTACAAACCAGAACGCTTAAGGTTCTGCAATCAGAGCGTCAGCGTATAGCTGCAGCCATCCAAGCACGAGGTAAGAGATGACACGCGACGACATCCTACGGATAGCCAAGGAAGCTGATGTATGGGTTGCTGGTCAAAGACCGTATCAGACGCAGCTAGAACGCTTTGCAGACCTCATCCTTGAGCAGAA